GTGAGCGTAAAAAAACTTGGCTTTGGCATGATGCGTCTGCCCCTGCTCAACAAGGACGACGACGGCAGCATTGATATTGAACTGACCAAGAAGATGGTCGATGTGTTCATCGAGCGCGGCTTCACCTACTTTGATACCGCGTGGATGTACTGCGATTACAAGAGCGAGAACGCCGTAAAGGCCGCCGTCGTTGACCGGCACCCGCGCGACAGCTTCACTCTGACGACAAAGCTGCACAACATGTATGTGCACAGCTTTGAGGACAGGGACAAGATATTCAACGAGCAGCTGCGCAAGACCGGCGTTGAGTACTTCGACTACTATCTTCTGCACGACGTCAATGTCCACAGCTACGAAACCTACAAGAAGTATGACTGCTATGAGTGGCTCAAGGAGAAGAAGGCCAAGGGGCTGACCCGCCATATTGCGATGTCCTTCCATGACAGCGCCGATTTTCTCGACAAGGTGCTGACCGAGTGGCCGGAGATCGAATTTGTGCAGCTCCAACTGAACTATCTCGACTGGGACAGCCTTGGTGTCCAGTCGCGCCTCTGCTACGAGACCGCGGTGAAGCACGGCAAGAAGGTCGTCGTCATGGAGCCGGTCAAGGGCGGTACGCTGGCAAAGCTGCCGGAGCGCGTTGAGACCATGTTCCATGAGCACTCCCCCGCCGCCTCAAATGCGTCCTGGGCGATCCGCTTTGCGGCGAGCTGTCCGGAGGTGTTCATGGTGCTCAGTGGCATGAGCGATATGCAGCAAATGCTCGACAACACCTCGTATATGCAGGACTTCAAGCCGCTCGACGACGAGGAGCGCGCCATCATCAAGTCCGCCGTTGACATCATAAACGGTACTATAACCGTCCCCTGCACCGGCTGCTCCTACTGCACCGACGGATGTCCGATGAATATCGCGATCCCCAAATACTTCTCGCTCTACAATGCCGACAAGCAGGAGTCCGCAGAGAAGGGCTGGAGCTCGCACGGGGAGTATTACTATAATCTCACCAAGAACTTCGGCAAGGCCAGCGACTGCATCGGCTGCGGCCAGTGCGAGAGCGTATGTCCACAGCACCTCCCGATATGCAAGTACCTCAAGGACGTCGCCGAGCATTTTGAATCCGAGCAGGCATAACATGCTGGTTCCAAGCAAGTATATAAAAACGCAGGCAGAACGCTTAAACGTTCTGCCTGCGTTTATTTATGTTGAAAGGGAGCCGGACTTCGTGCTTGCTGCGTCGGTTTCGGGCGCGAACCTCGCCACGGAGCTGTGCTGCCAGCAGCAGGTCTACCTGATCCTAATGGACGTGCAGACGGAAAACCGCGAAAACGGGCTTATACTCAATTATTTGCAGCTCACCGGCAGCCATCTGGACATTGACGAAGGTCGGCGCGAGCTCAGGCGAACCGACAAGGACGGCAAGCAGGTCAGCTATGATCCGCCGCGCTACGAACATTCGTATAATTTTGATTTCACCATCACGGTAGATACGCCATACTTCGACGAGATGAGTTTCCGGTTGAACCCGCGCCTGATCATCTTGGAATCTGAAGCGCCGAGTGTTTTCTCCCTCGTGCGCTCAATCGACCCCAGCTACAATATCGAGTACCGCAGATACATACAGCTTGCGGACGAAATGCGTGCCGCCGTCGATCAGGCGCGTGCCGTGAGTCACGCTGCGCCGACTGCGAACAGAGTACAAAATATTCCAACTCCTGCCGCCTCCGTTGAGTGGATCTGTCCCGCCTGCGGCGGTTCAAACACGGGGAAGTTCTGCGAATATTGCGGCACCCCTCGCCCGTAAAGCCAGCTTTCAGAAAAAAGAACAGTATAATTCCCGCCCCAGAATCGGGGCGGGAATTTGCATATTGCCGGAGCCGCAACCTCAGCACAGCTTCGATTCGGGAAAGCGATGCGGCGGAACGTAAACCCAAATCAAAGCCCAACGAAGTAGGTTCGATTTGGAAAGGAAAAACAACACCATCAGTTGATCCGACTCCGTGTTTTGGCTAAGATTCTGTATGGAGATGCAGCGAAACATAAAAACTAAACTGCGAGCCCAGCAAAGTGGGTCGCAGTTTAAAAGGAAGAAGGAGCTAACATAGTGCAGTTTTCGCCGCAAGGCGGAAACGGAACGGTGTTTGCTCCTTCTGACGCTGGTGCCGGTGGCCGGACACCCAGAATTATTATAACTTGGGGCAACCTTAGACGGGGTGATGGGGACGCTGTCCTCGGCAAAATCAAAATCGCCGTTAGGATCGGCGTCGAGCAGCGTCCAGACGGCAATCTCGTCCTTGCCGACCTCAACGCGGACGACGATGCTAAGCACGGCGGCGTCGTCCTGCATGGCAAGCGCGAGCAGCTCGCGCAGATGCGGCTCGTCGATTTCGGCGCCGGAGACCTGAGCGCGGAGCTGCTGCATATCGTGCGCTATCTTCGCGCGCTCCGCCTCGAGGGCGTTGACCTTTGCCGCGAGGGTCGGGCTGTGCAGCCCGCCGAGCACGGCGTTAACCGCCGCATCGAGCTGCTTTGCTATCTCACGGTCGCGCTTTTGCAGCTCACAAAGCCGCTGCACAGCGGAGTCGCTTAGCTTGCTGCGCTCCTCGCGCAAAATCCGGATAAGCCCCTCAACGCTC